CGGAACTCAACACTTACCAATTTGCGTGGGTCATCGCGCACCTTGCAGGCGCATATAAAAACTCGACGCTCAACCTTGAAGTCAATGGCCCTGGTCAAGGGGTGATCCAAGAACTCAGGAACCTCAAAAGGCAAGCGGTGGTCCTCGGTGGGCAACCGGGCAAAGATTTGATGGCTGTGCTGTCTTGCATGACCAACTACATCTGGCGCAAGAATGACACCCTCGGCGGCCTGACTAACTCTATTGGCTGGCTTACGACCCACGCGTCCAAAGAACGCATGATGGGTTACACCAAAGATTACTTCGAGCGTCAGATGATGGACCTCTACTCCGAGGATCTTCTGGAGGAAATGAAAACCATCCGTCGTGAAGGCGGGGCAATCCATGCACCTGGGCGAGGAAAAGATGATCGTGTGCTTGCTACTGCTCTTGCCGTTGCAGCGTTTGCTGAACAGGTTCAACCGCAACTGATCATGCGCCGCATCACCCGCACGGTCAGCCAGACTGAAGCCAATAGCACCCCTGAGCAACTCTCGGTCGGGCGTAACGTGTCTACCTACCTCAAGAAGCTGGGGCTGTATGGGCAATGACAAAGGCAGAACTCTTCCGACAGATGGCTCGGTTCGCTAAAGACACCAATCGCGCTGTGTCGTGGGACTTTTTTGCCGAGATGACGGGAATTTCTGCCCAGCATTTGCAGGATGTGTTTGTTACTCGCAAGCATCCTCTGACGGAATTGGTCCAGATACGGACCTCTCGCGCCCTTGAAAAGCTAAAAAACGGGGATGTGACGGTCATGCAGAACCGCGACCGCACCCGCTTCTTGCAATACAACAAGGAACCAAAGCCCCGCGTGGTGCGTGACAACCGCATTGCCTTTGAAAACGGGCAGTTCAAACTCCAAATAGGGCTTAGAAACAAGTCAGATTACTCTCATCAAGACCTAAATGAACAAATAGGAGACCCAAATGGCCGTATTAAAGTCTTATAAGTGCGAAGAACACGGATACTTCGATGCGTGGGAGCAAGCGTGTGAACATTGCGCTAAAGTCCCTGAACAGGTCTTTTTGAAGCCTTTTTCGATCAAATCCGACCGCACAAAGAAAGCTGACCGCACTTTGAAGGGGTTGGCTAAAGATTTTGGCATGACCAATCTTAAGTCTACCCGTGAAGGCGAGTCGCAGACCGGCTACCACACCCGCAACAACAAGCCTGTGTCTAAGCAAGAGCAAGAGTTTGCCAATCAACCCCCTAAGGGTTACGAGGCTGCTAACAACGGCGGCGTGAACTGGGGCGGTGCGGCTGGAATGAGTATGCCTAGCGTATTGGCTGGAACTGCTGTAAAGTCCGTCTACGGTGAGCCGACCGGTTTTAACCCGCGTAACGTCGAGGGTTTGACAGGCCCGAAACCAAATATGATAATGCGCGATCATGAGAACCTTTCTCTCAAGGACAGCAAATGAAGATTCCAAGTGACCCGCTCGACAGAGAATATTTTTACAATAGCTTGATCGAGAAGTGCATGGTGTCACGCGACGAGCGGCGTTCTGACTACGCGTCGCTCCGTTCTTATTATTTGTTCGGGAACTCTCCTGAAGAAGAACCGGCTCTCTACAACAAAATCTTTTCTCACATCGACCAGCTCTGCTCGTTTCTTTATTCGGCAGAAACTACGCGCTTCAACATCTCGCTTGGCGCGGCAGTGCATGAGGACGAACATCGCAAGATCCCGCCTCTGACCCAGTTGCTGCACGACGAGTGGAACAATTCAAACGCCGACCAAGTGTTCTCGATGGCCCTGACTTGGAGCCTCGTTTACAATTCTGCGTTTGTGAAGCTGCTGATCCACAAGAACTCAATCCATCCGTACTTTGTGGACCCAGGCAACGTGGGCGTTCTGCGCGAGGACATTGCGTACACCGACCGGCAGCAAGCCTTCTGCATGACGTACTACATCACAAAGGCTGACTTGCTCGCTCGCTTGTTCTCGCATCCAAAGCGCGACAACATTTTGAAGCGTGTGACTTCCGCGATGCACCAGCCTCAGCAAATGCCAGACGGCATCAACCGCATCATTATGTCTCAGGTCGATCCGACCATGTACGGTAACGTCAATCTGGATCTGTCCGGCTTTAACCGCATGAAAGCGCGGCTGGCTGAAGATACCATTGAGATGACAGACCTTTACGTTTGGAACGACGATATTGAAGATTATCAAATTGTGACCAAGGCAGAGCCTGACGTGATCATTTATGACCGCGAAGGCGATAGCATGTTCTTGAAGGGCGAGTTGCCGTTCATCCAGCTCTGCCCGAATCCGCAATACGATTACTACTGGGGACAATCCGAGGTTCAAAAGCTCGTTGCACTGCAACAGATGCGCAACAGGCGCATGACTGAGATTTTGGATCTGCTATCCAAACAGGTCAATCCACCGATTGCCTTGTCTGGCTTCACAGGCATCTTGGATGAGAAGAACTTTGCGCTCAATCGCGCTGGTGGCCTTCTTTCGACCGACATGCCTAATACTAAAGTTGAAAAGCTGGCTCCGACCATCCCACAAGATTTGTACGCGCAGCTTAAAGAAATTGACTCCATGATGGAAGAAGCGTCGGGAATCTCCTCGGTTCTTCAGGGGCGTGGGGAACAAGGTGTGCGCTCTGCGGGTCACGCATCGCAATTAGCGCGGCTAGGATCAAGCCGTGCAAAGAAACGGGCATTGGTTGTTGAGGATGCTCTTGAGAAGATGGCAACATTGTATCTCAAGATCATGCAACAATACGACCCAACCCATCTTCGTGACGCAGACGGTGTTAAGTTCATTCCCGAACAGTTCACCCGCGATTACGTTGTGAAGGTTGATGCCCACTCTAACAGCCCGATCTTTATGGAAGATCTGCGCTCGTTGGCGTTTAATCTGTTTAAGGCTCAGGCAATTGACAAAGAAAGCCTCCTTGACTTGCTCGACCCGCCAATGAAGCAGATGCTTAAAGATCGTTTGAAAAAGATTGAGGAAAAGGGCGCACAGCAAGCTGCTGAGAAGCCACCTCAAAAACCTAAGGCAGTAGCGTAATGGCAAAGCGTTTAGCATCAGGTGCGGGCGGTCAAATGCGGGCAAAAGCAAGCAATTTGGCAAAGTCTAATAAACCTGCTAGCATGACTTACAAGATACAGAATATTCGTTCTAAAGCTCCTGCTGCAAAGCGCAGTGGCACTAGGATGAAGAGATACTGATGTGAAAGTCAGTTCGCAATTGGGGACGTTCACTTTAACCTAGGAGAGCTTAACATGGCTCGTCGTCGCGGTCGTAAAGCAAAGCGTTAATCCTCTAAGGATTACGTTATCACCCTTCCCACAACACCTTTCTAGAGGAGCGCATCATGCGTCGCAAAGGTCGTAAGGCAAAGCGTTAATTACTACGGGTTCGTCCCGCTAGTTAATGCGTTTCCCTTGGGGGGGAGGGAACTTCAAATATATTCTCCCTCGATTTTTCTATCTGAGGATTTGTTATGGCGAACGAACAAGACTTGATGGCTATGATGTCGGGTGGCCCTGCTGCCGGTGGTGCTTTGCCACCAGGTGCGCCTCCTTCAGATACTACGCCTCCTATTCCTACGCCGATGTCCACGCCTGAACCTAAGAACGGTCAGCGCGAGGCAGCATTGATCAATGTGAGCATGGCTCTTGATCTGCTGGAACAAGCTCTTCCTGCTGTTGGCAGCGAGTCCCCAGAAGGTAAGCGTCTGATGTCTGCACTGTCGGCATTGACCGGCCTTCTCGGACCCAAGAAGCAGAAAACCGGCGAACTTCAAAACGCTGAGATTCTGCAACTGTTGCAAAACCTTCCTCAAGCCGGTGGCGGCACTCCTGGTTCTCGTTCGATTGCTGGGGCACCTCCGAATCTCGGTTTGATGAATGCTCCAGGTGGTCCTCCCGCTGGCGCACCTCCAATGCCCCCTCCAGGCGGTATGCCTCCTGGTGGCGCACCTCCCATGCCGATGTAAGGATGTCCTAACATGGATCTTTTTAAGCCTCGCGGCGCAGCCGCACCTCGTAATCCAACGACTAACCAGCAGCAGAATGGTCAGATTACCAACCCACCTCGGTTTGCTCCGATGGGCGGTCTTTCTAGTGCCAATAAAGCTACTGCAAAGAATAGCATGACGATCAAGCCACCCGGCGATGGTCGTAAAGTAATCTGAAGCACATAGGGGACAACAATGGCTTCTTTAGAAGATCTTTCGCCCGAAGCACGAGATGAGCTTGCTCTCATTTCGCGTCAGCTTGCAGAAAATCCTGAAACTCGTGAGGCATTCCTTCGTTTGACGAAGAAAGCGCGTCCTGAGATGACAATCGACACCATCGACATGCAAGACCGCATGGATGCTCGATTACAGGTTATGCAATCTAAACTCGATCAAATGGAAGCGTCAAAGCGTGAGGACGGTGCTCTTGCAGAGCTTGAGCGTCGGCGGCGCGAGTTGATTTCCAAGGGCAAAGCTACGTCCGAAGAAGATATTGGTCGCATTGAAAAGATTATGCTCGAAAAGGGCATTCAAAATCACGAGACTGCTGCGGAATATGATCAGTGGATGCGTGAAAACTCGAAGCCTACGGGCCAGAGCTTTTACAACCCACATTTCATGAACGAGACTGCGCGTGACACGCTGTCGAAGTTCCATAAGAATCCGGTAGGAGCCGCCCGTGACGAAGCATCTAAGGCACTTATGGAACTCCGTAAGCACCCTGGACGGTTCGGTATCTAAAGCAGCGTGGGGACGCTGAAACAACCTAGAAGAGGTTAACGATGGCTATTGGTGGTGGTATTATCCCAGCTACCGGCTCGTCGCAGTTTAATGAACTCACGTACGTTACGCGTCGTGCGTTCATCCCTAAGCTGGTGGTGCAGCTTTACAACTCCACCCCACTTATGGCTGCGTTGATTGCCAACTCACAGACTGCAACGGGCGGTGTATCGTCTGTTACAGTTCCCGTACAAGGCTCACAGTTCGTAAATGCTCAGTGGTCCGACTACAGCGGCTCCTTTGCACAGCCGTCAGTTCAGCAGGGCGCGTATAACGCCGAATTCACGCTGAAGCTGATGATTGCTCCAGTTCCATTCCTCGGTATGGAAGGCGCAGTGCAGCAGGATCATGCTATCATTCCTCTGATCGAAGCTCGCATGAACGATGCGACCAACGTGATGATGGATGCGATGGCTTATTCGCTGTACAACAACACGACCAACACTCAGCAGTTTACTGGCTTGCCAGCCGCTGTTGATGATGGTACCGGCACCGCCACTTACGGCAACATCAACCGCTCCACCTACACTTGGTGGAAGTCCGGTCAGTATGCCGCTGGTTCGGTTAATCCTACCCGTCAGAACGTCCTTCAGTACATCTCCGGCACTGTTAAGAAGGGTGCAGAAGTACCTTCCTTTGGTGTTTGTGGCTTTGGTACTTGGACTCTGCTGGCTCAGGATTATGTCGGTCAGGAACAGTATGTCATCACCCCAGGCTCCGGCTTTGACGGTGACGGTAATGGTCCTCAGGCTGCTTTCCGCGCCCTCATGGTTGCTGGTGTGCCGATTTACCCAGATCCCTACTGCCCAGAAGGTACTCTGTATCTCCTGAACAACAACTACCTGTCGCTCTACATCCATGAGCAGGGTCAGTTTGTGTTTACCGGCTTTGAATCCACTCTGCCTAACTGGCAAGTTGGTTACGTCGGTGCAGTGTTAACAATTGCCGAGCTTGTCAGCACGAAGCCTAAGTCGATGACTAAGGTTACTGGCTACAACTCGCTGTCACTGTAAGAGGAGCTTGAATCATGGCTGGTGGTATTTCAAAAATCCTCGTCGCAAGCACTCTCACCAACGCTCCTTCAGCGTATTTGCAAGTTACAACCATTACCTCAGTTGGTATTGGTAACTTGACTGCATTGAACGCTGGTACGTCTTCGGCTCAGTATATCCCTGCTGGTATGTATGTCCTCCCGACTGCAACTAGCAATGTGACCATTGAGTTGAATACGGGTGCAGCTAACGTCAACAACTGGGTCACATATCTTGCAGCCAACACTGGTGGCACCATCATCTCTGATGGTTACAACATGCGCGGCAACGCAACGACTGCAACCCAGACTTTGACGCTGTATGGTGTGAATGGTGGTCAGAACGCGACCGGTCAATACAACTCGTAAAGGGGTATAACCTATGGGTAATCCAAATCGAGTTGCATCTAATACGCAAGATGACTTTGGTAACTATCGCGTTGCGACGGCTACCCAAGTGTCTGTATCAAGCACCGGTAATACGGTTGCAATTTTGCCAATCCTTGACGGTGGTCTAACACCTAATACGGGTTCGTTTATTGTACGTCGTATTACCGTTTGCAATCCGGCTAATACGGCTGGTGGAACGGTACAGACTTTGCTGCCAACACAGGTGTCTATTATCACTTCGAGTGATGGTAACACGAGCAACGCAGTTGCATCTTCGCAAAACCTGACCAACATCACTGCTGTAAACACTTTCCAAGACCTGACAATTGCCTCGGCATATCTGTCAGGGGCCGTTACGGCTTCTGCACTTTATGTGAAAGTTAACACAGCGGGCGCAGCAAACCATGTTGTTCGGTTCAACGTGTTTGGTGAAGTGGTGCAGTTCTAATGTCTAATGTTTGGGTCACAAATGTCGGGGAAGAGTTTTTCATCGACCAGTGGGATAGTGTGCAGTATGCGTTCTCTCCTAATAAGCCGGTGGAAATACCTGACTATGTGGCCCGACACATCTTTGCTTACAAGATGTCTGACAAGACTCCCTGTTTGGCTCGCCTTGGTTGGGCGGTTACAAACAATGACGTTCCTAAGGCTATGGAGCGTCTCAATAAGTTTGTAATAACCGAGGAGAAGCCTCAGAGCTACCACAATGCGTCCCCAGTGGTAGAACGAGTACCCCTCCCCGTTTCACGGCGGGGCGGGGGAAAGGACGTTAAATAATGTGGTGGTGTCATGATTGTAACTTTGAGCGATTACATTTTTGTCGTCAGACGGTTGCTGCATGATGCAAATGCCAACTTCTGGACGGACGAAGAACTAACAATTGACATCAATGATGCTCGACAACGCCTTGTGCGTGATACGGGCTGTCATCGTATTCTTCAAACAAGTGCCGTGCTTACCGGCATTGAATCATACGACTTCTCTACTCTCCCTGAAGGCACAAAGACGATGGACGTGATCAACCTCAATGTTTATTGGGGCAATTCTCGTATTCCATTGCGCTATGTCTCGTGGACTCAATTCAACGCTCAGATGCGTTACTGGATCAATTATCAGGGTCAGCCAGTCATTTACTCAATGTACGGGCCAAACAAATATTTTGTAGCCCCTGTGCCTGATCAAAATTACGTGACTGAGCTAGACACGGTTGTCAGGCCTACAGATCTCGTGGCTTTGAGTGACATTGATACTGACATTGTAGATCCGTGGAAAGACCCTGTGCCTTTCTATGCGGCTTACATGGCTAAGTTCAAAGAACAGAGCTATGGCGAAGCCGAACTGTTCAAACAGCAATATGTCCAACAACTTCAGAACGTCCTGTCCACTACGTTCACACGCAGGATGCCTGACCCTTATAGTCATCCGTACTGATCATGGCAGCATCTCCCGAACAGAAAAAACAGTACCATGTTACCAAATCCTTCAAGGGTTTGAACACTAAAGCCAATCGCACGGCTATTGGTGAGGACGAGTTTTCATGGATTGAGAACGTCCAGCCTATCGGGTTTGGAAATCTCAAGGTTGTTCCTAACTACTCAAACGTGGCTGCTACATGGTCCAATACGGTCACTCAATTTTGCAGCGTTAACATTAACAATTATGATTACATTCTAGCGTTTCAGGCTAATGGCGCAGCTCAGTATTACAACATTGATACCAATGTGAAGGGCAATCTGGCTGTTTCTGGCACGTTTACTGGCACAGGTGTACGAGCAAAACAGTGGAAAGATGAACGTGCTATCATCATTGACCCTGTTAAAGGCTATTATACATGGGATGCAATTGACCTGATTCCTGTTGGATCTGTGGGTGCTATCGGCATTACCAACCCTGGTGCGGGGTATATTGAAGCTCCTACGGTCACAATCAGTGCGCCAAACGTCACAAACGGTGTGCCAGCCACTGCTGTTTGCTCGATTTCAAACGCATCTGGAACGATCATAAGCATTGGCCTTGATGCCATAGGATCTGGTTATACCTCGGTTCCCACAGTTACCGTTGCGCCTCCTAGCAGCTCTTTTGGCG